GGATTGAATTGGAATGGAAAACGGAAATGATTGGAACGATAAGCGGTTTTCCTCGATAATTGAGGCTGTTCGGTTTCTTTCGGATCAGGGGTTTAAGATCAAGAAATCGAAGGCGTATCAGGATCGTGATAAGGGGCTTTTGCGGGTCGGGGAGGATGGGTCTGTTTCCGGGGCGGACTTGAAAATATATGCTTTGACGCTGGGGAAAAGCAAGGTTACGAGCCAGGCCGACAAGGAACAGCTTCATGAGAAGAAATTACGGGCGGAGATCCGGAAGTTGGAGGCGGATATTGAGGCGAAGGAATTCGCCCGGAAGCGGGAGGAGGAGAAGTATATTCCGCGTGAGGATTTTGAGCGGGAGCTGGCGTCTCGGGCGGCGATATTGGAGAACGGGTTGAAGCGGTGGATAATGGCGAAGGCGCCAGAGATTGTGGCGATTGTGGGCGGGGATCCGAAAAAGATTCCTTTATTGATTGACCGGGGGTGTGAGCTGATCGATGAGGAAGTCAATGGCTACGCCACAACGAAGAAATATTATGTGTTGAACGGCTGATGAACCGGGCGAAGGCAATAGACGGGCGGAAATGGAGCGTTAGGCGTTTTCATGGCGTCCATGCGTTTCAGTTTACGGCGAGTGAGCGGGCGGTGTTTCGGAAGCGCCGGCCGGTGCGGATATCGGAATGGGCGCCGAAGCATCGGGTTTTGATCAAGTCCGCTGTTCCCGGTCCCTGGCGAAATGAGGTGACGCCTCATGCTGTTGGAATAATGGATACAATTGGCCATCGTGCTGTCCGTGAGGTGTACATTTGTAAACCTCCTCAGTCGTCCGGTTCCGAGTCCGTTTTAAATTGCGTGGGGTATTTTATTGACCGGTCGCCCGGGGATGTTTTGTATGTGTTCCCGGATGAAACGACAGGGAAAGAGAATTACCAGGACCGGTTGCTCCCCATGATCAAATCGTCAAGGCGGTTGTCGTCTTACCGGACGGGCCGGCAGGATGATGAAAGCCAGATCCGTATCAATTTAATTCATATGACATTATATTTGGGTTGGAGCCGTTCGGCGTCATCGCTGGCGAACAAGCCGATCCGGTATGTGATTTTTGATGAGACGGACAAGTATGTGGCCACATCCGGCACGAAAGAGTCAGGCCCGATACAGCTCGGCATGGCCCGGACGATCACATACCCGCATACTTATAAAGCGATTCGGATCAGTACGCCGACGACCGAGGATGGCACGATCTGGAGATCGATCAAGGAGGACGCCGAGGTTCTGTTTGTTTTTTGGGTGGTGTGTCCGTATTGTCAGCGGTGGGTGTTTATGGATTTCGATCATATCCGGTGGCCAGAGGGCGAACGGGACGACAAGAAGATCGAGGCCCAGCGGCTCGCCTGGTACGAGTGTAATGAATGCGGCGAAAAATGGGACGATTACCACCGGGATCTGGCATGTCAAAAGGGGTCGTGGTTTCAGTGGATTCCGAGGGAGGAGGGCAGTGTCGAACCTGTCCGCCGCGGGATGCCTCGTGAAAAATACCTCGACACCTACCGCCCGGCCAAAGTCGGGATTCATTATCCGTCCTGGATCAGTCATTTTGTAAGTCTTTCCAGCATTGCGTCCAGGTTTTTGAAGTCGCTCAAAGACAAAATTGCTTTGAGGGACTTCATGAACAAGGACAAAGCGGAGCCCTGGCGGGACTACAGTGTTGAGCGCCGGGTGGAGGCTCTGGAAAAGCTGAAGGATCAACGGCCGTTCGGGCTTGTGCCCAAAACGGGGATCGCGGGTTTGACAGCGGCGATTGATACGCAGGACAACGGATTCTGGTACGAGATTCGGGCGTGGGGATTCGGCCTGGACCAGGAGAGCTGGCAGGTGCGGGCGGGATTTGTGGAGCATTTCGGATCTTTGTTCAATATTTTATTTGAGAATCAATATCTGGATGCGGCGAATAACCGGTATATTGTTCAGGCGGCGGTGATCGACACGCAGGGGCACCGCACGGCGGAGATATATGATTATTGCCGGCTGAACCGTGGGCGATTGATCCCGCTTCGCGGAGAACGCCAGCTCGTAAGTCCGTACGTGAACAGCAATATTGACACCTACCCGGACAGCAAGAAACCGATTCCGGGAGGGATCAAATTGTACCGGCTGTCAACGAAATATTACAAGGATCACCTGGCGGCGAAATTGGAAATCATGGCGGGCGATCCGGGGGCGTGGTGGTTTTCGTCCGACACGTCCGTCGAATGGCTGGATCAGTTGACATCGGAATATATCGACGAAAAGGGGATCTGGACGCCGCGGCCGGGGTATGAAAAGCGGAATCACGCCTGGGATGTTTCCGCTTATCAATTGTTTGCGGCGGATTTGGTTGGGATAAAATTTTGGAATTCGGTCCAGGTCGAGGAGCCGGAGATCGCGGAACCCGCGATTCCGGAGCCGGAATATGAAAGCGGAGGCGGTTGGCTGGAAGGCGGCCGGCGGGGGAGTTCATGGCTATAAACCGGCAGTTTTTACGCAGCAAGAATGAGATTATGGATTACTTGGGGATTGGCAGGAATACGTTTGATGTGTTTTTTCAGCACCCTGCTTTTCCTGTGGCCCGTGTGGGCCGATCGTTATGGAGCCATAAGGAAAACCTTGACGAATTCGTCAAGGGATTAACTCGAAATAGAATGGAGATCGATGATGAAAGTTGTATTTCAGAAGACGGAATTGACGGATGTTCTTGGGCCTATACAGGGGATGATCAAGCGGAATCAACTTACGAGTATGACCGGATGCGTGATTCTGGAGGCGGATTCGGGATTGGTGACGCTGAAGGCGACGAATATTGATGACAGTTATATTGGGAGAATTAACGCCGAAGTGCTGGACGACGGGATGATCTGCATTGACGGCCGGCTTTTGTTCAATGCGGCGAAGCTGGCGGATGTTGAGTTATTGGTCAGCGAGGAGGAAAACCGGTGGATTTATCTGGGCGACCGGGAGATGGTGAACGGGTATCATGTTGTTGGGATGAATCCGGATGATTATCCGGAAATACCGGAGTATGATCCGAAACATCAGATCGATATCACATCCGAGGCGCTTGAATTTGCGCTCAAGCGTGTGCTTTCGGTCCCCGGCGATACTGAAGACAAGCGGGCGCATGTCAACGGCGTGTGGTTCGAGATCCACCCGGACCGGATTTCCCTGCTGTCAACGGACGGCGCTCGCCTGTCCGCGATGGACGCGGCGAAATATGACGGCGACGGGCCGTATGATAGCGCGGCCGCTTTGATTCCGAAATATTCGCTCCGGGATTTGCTTCCACTGTTCACGATGGGCGGCCTTCGGGTGGGGATGAACGGGACGGCGCTTGTATTTGAAAACCTGGTGACGGGCGAGATAATCACCACCCGGATGATGGAAGGCCAGTTTCCGGATGCAGCCAAGGTGTTTGCGATCAAGGACGGATCGACTGAGATCGTGTTTGACCGGGTGAGGCTGATTCGGATACTGGAGCGGGCTTTATTGATGGTGAATCAGGATTATAAGGGGGGTATTTTTACGTTCGCCCCGGACCGGATCAAGATCCAGGTCACCAACCCGGACCGGGGGGAATTTTTCGAGGAAATCCCCGTCAAAGTTGTTCAGGAGGGTTGGGAGGCTCAGGAAATCGCTTTGAATCCGCGATTAATGCTGGAAATGTTGAAGATTATTACGGTAACGGACGTTGTTTTTCGGGTTAAAGACCGGAAAAGTCCGGTTCAAATCGTCGAGAATGGCGTGATTCGGCAGGTTTTGATGCCGATGCAGGCATGAACCGGCTCGGGCTGGCCGACGTTCTTGACTGGACGCGGGAAGCATGCATAATTGAATATGTGTATCTGCTGAACCTGAGAAACGCTGATAAATATTGGCTTGTCGATATTTTAAGCCGGGGAGGTGATTAGCGATGGCGTGGCGAAAAGTAGTTGAATTTGATGGGCCGCCGGCTCGGGAAACGTTATACCGTTGGCATCGGCGGGATGCGTTTAGCGGTTTGTTCCGAAAAATGAACAGGAATCTGTATTTTAATTCGGAAATGTTGTCCGAGATTATGGCGTCGGAATATTGGAAATTGTCGAGAAGAAAAGACAATTCTATCTCCAAACAGCAGCAAATCGGGATGTTGAAGGACGAAAAATACATGAAAATATTGAACCTGTTTCTGGATATTCCGGTTCTGGATCAGAAGCGGTTCTATGAAATGATTGGAGAGGAGTTAGAATTAAGATGACGACGTATGAAGAAATGACGGAACGGGAAAAGATGGTTGCGTATCTGGAGACGGCGGAAAAGTTGATCGACAGCGCAATCGACTTGATGTCGCCGGAACAGGTGGGCAAATGGGGGGGCGTCCGCACCTGGCAGGAAACTTATGGGGATTTTAAGAATGAAATGAATCGAAAAGGTAATACCGAATCAAACAAGCTTGAAAAATTATTGGACGCTGTTGAGGATGTGTGCAATTCGTGGGAATTCCCGGACGGTCAATACGGGGCGCCGGAATCGTTCGTCCGTACGGAATCCGTGATCCGGTTGCAGAAACGGTTCATGGCGTTTTTGGAGGAGATTTCGGTTTGGAAGGAAGTTGTGATTTGACAGTCGATTTTGAAAAATCATGCTGCGATTCTTTGTGGGAGAGGTTTTATGAAGGATGGTTACCTGGATTACACGTTCATAACGGAGACATTCGAGAATTCGACTTTACCCCATGGCGCGGTCGAGTGGATTGTATCTCAGCGGGATTCCCTTGCCAGGATATTTCGAGCGCAGGTCCAGGCGGAGGCATTGAAAAAGGAAAGCGAAGCGGCCTTGTCTCGGAAGTCTTCAGGGCAATTGACGCTGTTCGGCCCGGAGTGCTTTTCCTTGAAAACAGTCCAAGGATTAGAACAAGAGGGCGACACCTTGTTATCGCGGAACTTGTGGCGCGTGGATATTCCTGGAAAGATGGACGCATTACAGCCGCTGATATCGGCGCCCCGCATAAAAGGGAGCGATGGTTTTGTATTGCTGCCAACGCTAACGGTATGCGGCAATTGGAACAGGAAAGGCGTAAGTTTGAAGAGTGGGGATGGTATTGCAACCACCCTGAAGAGATTGCCGACATTAACTCGAGCGGACGGTACGGGCGGCCCGGGCAGGCTGCCGACGATATGCGCCACAGATTACAAAACGCCATACAGTGCGGAGGGCTATCGGAGGCAGACGCAGAAGCGATCGAAGCCGCTGCGCGATACACTGGCGCATACCACTGGGCGCCGCCTGACATCGGCGTTTGCGGAGTGGTGGATGGGGTGGCCGTTAAAATGGACGGCAACGCGAAAAAGGATAGGATCAAAGCCGCAGGAAACGGGCAGGTGCCGTTGCAAGCGGCGGCGGCCTGGGTAATGTTGTTACGGTAGCCCAGCCCTACGTGGCGGGGATGTGCTGCTGTCAAACAATCAACCAGGGGCGGCGTGTAGTTCGATATCGCCGTCCCGTCAAAGGGGAAAA